AATTCTATATCTCTATAAAAACCATTTACTTGTTGTTTTCTTAATTCATTTTCAGAAATTTTAATTGTATGTATCACAGCCTCTGCATCTTCTAAAGAGTTTGCAGAGTAAGGTACAATTAAATCATCTGCAGGTACAAATTTAGAAACGGCTCTACCTAAAAGAGAGTCATAATAAACTTTCTTAAAGGTAGATCCGGATAGAGGGAGGTAGAAAAGCATTTGATCAAACTCGGGTTCATATTCTTTCATCTGATCCATAATTTGATAATTCATAAAATCTTTAACACGTTTAGACTGTTCTTCTTTAGCAACATCAACGGCTCCCATAATTTGTGTTCTAACGGGACCATCTGCTGGTAGTAATTCTTTGTAAGCTTGTGCTTGAAATTGTGTAACCGCTTCAGCAAGCACAGGGTGATTAACACCTGATGCACCTCTGAAAGGTTCTGTTCTTCGTTCGTATTTGAAACCTAATAATTCTAAACCATTTCTGTAAGTATCTTCCCAATCACCTCTGGATTCTTTGTATTCGTTGTAATGGTCCACCATTTTATTTCCTAATGGTGATAAAATTTCTTCACCTAAAAAATCTGCTAGGTTTTCAAAATGGTCTTGACCACCTTCTTCTGTTACAGCTCTAGGGTCAAATGCAATTTCTGCACCACCCTCTTCATCCATTGTAACTTCAACATTACCTTGTTGATTTTTCTTTTCAATGATTTCATCTCTTTCTTGAATTAATTCTTCTTGCTTCGGAACTTCAACAACTGTTTCTGTAACGTTTGGAACTGGTTTATCTATTGCCATTATATTTTCTCTTTAATTGTTATTGATTCAACACCTTCTTCTACTATCTTACCAGGTGCTTTTGCTTTTGTCAATTTAGGTTCTCCTACTTTGACTTCCATAGGGTTTTCAGCAGTCCACATTAATAATTCTGATTGAGTAGCTTTTTCACCTGTTTCAGTGTTTATAAAAGCTCCTATATCATTATTGTATTTTATATTCATTATCTTTTATTTTTGAACATCGTAGCGAGCCCACCTCTAGAATAATCCGTTCTTCCTCTACCAGTTCTATTACTCACAGGACCGCCGGTTGTTGCATTAGCCCCAAATCCAAGTCCTGTATCATAAGATTGTTTACCATCACTACCTAATCCATAATTAACTGGTCCGTGTACAGAGGAATCATATTGTCTTGCTGATTCTGCTCTAGATTTAGCCGCTGCTTTTTCTTTTTCAATTCTTTCAAGTTCTTTTAATCCAAGTTGTTGTGAACCTAAAATTATTTCTTTAGCTTTATTAATATTTCTAAGGTCCCTTATCAAATTAGTTTGTTTACCCATTGTTTTATTATAGCCTTTGTTTCCTTTATAAGTTCCATCAATAATGTCTTCAATTTCTTCTTTAGTAAAACCATATTTATCAGTTAAGGTCTGAGTAATACTATCTGTTCTTTTATCAAACGTATCGGCATCCATTTGACTTAAATTATATCCAGACATAACACCACCAACAGTTCCATAGTCACCTTGTATTCTTCCTATGTTATCAACTCCTATACCTAGGTTAGCTGCAATGTTTTCATTAATGGCTCTTTGATTAGGTGGTAATATACTATTAAGTCCTGAAGCCAACATTTTTGCACCACCAAAAATAGGATTCATCATAAAAGAAGCTGCATTACCTAACGTAGAAGCTGCATTACCTAATGTATTTGTTAATTTATTATTTGTTAATTTATCTGTTGCTCCAGTAAACATTGAACCTATTTTTGTACCACCAATTTTATTTTTAATATTTTCTATTATACCTGGTTGATATACACCTACTTGATTACTTGTATCTTCCGGCATATCATCATAGTAAGCACCACTTAAAGATGCTTCATTTGCAAACGGATCATTAATGCCCATTGATGTTAATTGTTGATTTCTTTGTAATGCTTCAAACGCTGGCATCACACTTGGATCTTGTCTAAAAGATTGTAATGTATTTAAATTATTTTCACCATCTCCACCTTTATTAATTATATTTTTTGCTGTGTTAGTAACAGGTGTATCTGATGCTGGTGTTGAACCTGATCCATATAAACCTTGAGCTGATAATGCATCAGCAATCTGTTGGTCTGTAAAACCATAACTGTTCATTGAATTATAAATAGCTAAAGCTTGTCCTGTTAGCGGATCGCCGCCCATAAATAATCCTACTCGACCGCCGTCTCTTAATCCCATCATTTTTTTATTTCTAGCTAATACATCTGCATAAGACTCATAACCTGGATTTATTGTTCCGGATTGTGGTGGTCCTGTAAGAACTGTTGGTAATCCTAATACTTGTCCTTGTTGAATACGTTGACCTTGTGGAATTCCAGAACGAATTTGATTTTGTAGTTCTTGTTGAAAATATACTTCATAAGGTGAAGGGGGTCTTGGAGTTTCTGGATTACTATAATCTGTTGCCACATAAGTTTTAGGATCAAAGTATGGACTTCTGCTTAATGTATCATAACTAGTCATTACGTCTTTTGGATCACTAGTTACAAGATAATCAAAGTATGCTGCTGTAGGCATTCCTAAAGTCCTTGCCTCTGCTTTATAGTCATCTGCTTTTCCATAAGTAGATGAAACTAAATTATTCATATAATCGGCATATTGTTGTTCACGTGATGCTTGTTGAGCAGCTTTTTTATCCGCGATTCGTTGTTGATTTAATTTTTGAACCTCATAGGATTGTTGGTCCACCATTATTTGTTGTGCCATATCATCTAATATTTGATTTTTATCTTTCAGATTATAACTATACGCTTGATCCATTGTATTTGAAGTTCTTCCAAAATTAAATGCTTGGCCACCTAGCGTCGCTTTCCCTTTAAAATATTTATCATAAAGTTCTCCCAAACCTCTAGGACTTTTATCAAATCGTGCTGTCTTTAATTGATCTGCTGCTAAATTTCTTGCATAGGCTTTCAAGTCATCAAGTTGTTGATAAGTTCTTCCACCACTTACATTTTTTAATGCCGAAGCATAATCTTGCATAGATGCTCGAGCATCATAGGATGTCTTCGGATTATAAGTATTTGGTGTTTGAGTTGCGGGTGTATATCCTTGTCTTTGAAGGCTTGCTAATGAAGTTGAATTACCTTCACTTATTCCACCTGTTTGATATTCTTCTCTCTTCGGTTGAAATAAAACTTCAATCCCAATCGCTCCGCCGTCCGCTTTGTAATCTACACCACCCATTCGATCAATGTATTGTGTTAACGTTTCGCCCGGCTCTACTAAAATTCCGTTTTCGTAATCGTCTATAAGTTGTGCATAACTGTTGTCAGCCATTAATAGTATTCCCTATCTATTCGCGGTAATGGGTCTTCTTTGTAATCATCAGGTAAGTTCACAAAACCTCCTTGTCTAAAACGCATTATCGCTTGTGTTGTACTGTCCACCAAATCATCGTGATCTCCATAAGGAAATGATGCACACTCTTCTACCACTTCTTCTGCGAACTCTTCGTCCGGCGCCCAAATCATCCCTGACTCAAATAAGGGAGCGACAGCGTTAACCCTAGAATGTTTATCTTGACCTTTACTAGGATTGAAATTTATAACAGGTATCCCCATTTTTCGCAACTCATAAGTTAAAGGCATTCCAGATGCTTTACCTTCAATGATGACCGTATCAGGATTCCAATATTTATATTGTTCTAATGCTTCTTTACGAAGTTCAGGAAATTCTAATCTTTCTTTAAATGCATCTAATAATATTAAATTAGCAGGAGAATCCTCATCAGGATAAAATACTCCCCACGTCGTGATTGCAGAATAATCTGCTGTTTCTTTTTTAGAAAAAGCTGTGTCATAACTTTGAATGATATGTTGTAAAGTTGGAATCTGAGGTTTATCCCAAACTTTCCACCAATCTCTTTTTAAAATAGATCCTTCTTCTGCTGTTGGATTTTGCATCCATTGTGCATTCCACTTTCCAACAGAGATAGAAGCTTTAACTCCTTCAAGTTCATCTTTCTTCCAATATTCTGGCCACACCGGTTTACCTGATGGCATAATTGCTGGAAACTCAATAATCTCCCATTTGTCTGCTTTCAAATTTTTTTGTGCATTAATAAGTTTAGAAGTTAGATCTTTTGTACTCCATCTTGTCATAACTAAAACAATAGCTCCACCTGGCTGCAAACGTTGTCTTGGTCCTGATGTATACCAATCATAGGCACGATCCAGCGCTTCGGGATTCATTGCATCTTGCTCCGAGTGTGGATCATCGATGATAAGTAAATCCGCTCCACGGCCCGTTATGGCCGATCCAACACCGGCTGCATAATATTCACCACCTTGTTCTGTTTCCCATTTACCCGCGGCTTGCGAATCTTCTCTGAGTCTTGTATCAAAAACTTTTTTATATTCTGCAGAATCCATTAACGTCTTTGCTTTACGACCGAATCGTATAGCGAGCTCCGTGGTGTGAGTTGATTGAATGATTTTTAAATTTGGTTTACGACCCACCATCCAGGCAGGAAGTAAGAAAGATGCAAACTCTGACTTG